ATGTATAATTCTGATATAGGTCATATAGGCTATATAAGCGCCTTATAGAGCGTGTAGCGTTTTGCTATGCCAAGGTACCTAAAAAGCCTTAGAGGACACTCACGGGCCATCCTAGGCAGAGTACAAAGCAAGAACGAACCAGGGCGAGATTGTGGCACGGTTGTGATCATTGTGTGAATGTAAAAAATAATGAAAGAAAACCGTTGTTCATGCGTCTATATTATGTAGACAACAAACCAGAAAGGTATCTGTTATGGAAAAATCCATCGAACAAGTTCGCGCGGAATTGCAGGCCAGCGACGACACGCACTTGCGCGCCTTGGCATTGCTAGACAACGACCGATTGGCAAAGTTGGCCGATTGGATTAGAAGCTTGGAACGCAAAGACTGACTAGAAAGGGAAAAAAGACAATGCGCACAAAGCAATTAAAATCAGCACTAATCTATAAAGGCCCGTCAGAACTGGACGGAAAGCCTATCATTGTTATCGCGGTTGCAAAGTCTAGCAATTCGAAAACCGGTAACATGGTTCAAACGTTTATCATGCGCTCTGATATCCACCCTGTAGAAGCGTTGAAGCAAGGCGAGGACAAAAGCGTGTGCGGCGATTGTCTGGCACGCCCGGCAAACGGTGGGTGGTGTTATGTTCGTGTGGAACAAAGCGTAGCGGGCGTGTGGAAATGCTACCACAAGCTTGCCAATGCACGCGCCAAAAGCGGGTTTTATGCGGGATATGCAGAAGCAACAAGCGTGGACGATATACAAGCATTTGGTAATGGTCGCGCAATTAGGCTTGGAACATACGGCGATCCTGCAGCGGTGCCGTTGTACGTTTGGGACGCATTGTGCACCAATGCGACGGGCTGGAACGGTTACACCCATCAATGGATGACTAGCCCGCCGGAGTATTCGCGTTATTGCATGGCGTCAATTGACCAACCTTGTGACACCATTGCTGCAGAATTGCTCGGATATCGTTGCTTTGTTGCAGTATTGCCAAGTGAAAGTGCAGGTGTTACCGCGCGGAAATCCGTGGGTTGTCCTGCAGCAGAAGAAAACGGACGCAAAGCAACATGTGGAGATTGTATGGGTTGCGGTGGTACGGACGGACGCGGCACGACAAACCGAGTAATTGAAGTGCATGGTGTGGACTTTAAAACCAAGCGCTATGCAGCATGGCGTCAATCAATTGCCGCATAGGGATTGCAAAAACTAGAGCAAGGCGTTAAGCTTTGTTCTATCTTGTGCAATCTTGAAACAGAGAGGAAAACTTATGTCAGTATCATATGCGCCAATGTTTAATTTTGGAGAGACGGAAACGCACGGAAACGCACAACGCTTTGCGACAGAGCAGGAAGCGTACGATAGCGCGCAAGACCGTTTCCGCGTGTGGACTATGCCAACAGGCTTTTTCGTGGTGGAAACCAGTGATCCAGTAAACTATCGCCGCGAAAATGGTGCAGACGTATGTATTGCAACCGGAATAATGGGGGACTGATATGAAGATTTTGATAGCGTGCGAGTATAGCGGTAAAGTCCGCGACGCTTTCGCCAATTTAGGACACGACGCCACCTCGTGCGACATACTGCCTAGCGATGCACCGGGAAAGCACTACCAAGGAGACGTGACCGACATACTCGGTGACAGTTGGGATATGATGGTAGCATTCCCGCCATGCACTCACCTAGCTGTCAGCGGTGCGCGATGGTTCGCTGAGAAAAGAGCAGATGGTCGCCAACAAGCTGCGCTAGACTTTGTTCGCCTGTTGATGGACGCGCCAATCCCGCGTATCGCAATTGAGAACCCCGTTAGCATCATCAGCAGTCATATACGCAAACCGGACCAGACTATCCAGCCGTGGCAGTTTGGGCATGGTGAGACAAAGCGGACCTGCCTATGGCTCAAGGGACTTCCTGAACTAACGCCCACGGACATTGTCGAGGGACGTGAACAACGCATCTGGAAAATGCCACCAAGCGAGGACCGCTGGAAACTACGAAGCCAGACATATCAGGGAATTGCAGACGCAATGGCAAGCCAGTGGGGACAATAGAGATGACTAACTATCAGACTGAGTTTCCAGATTTTGCTCTGGACGTTATTATTCCAGATACATGGGAAGACATTAGCTTCCACAACGACGCCTGTCCATCTTACCACGCGGGTTTGACGCCAGAGGGATACAGCATAAAAGTTTGGATTGACTATACCGACCCGAAAAAACGCGAGTTTCCACAAATGGATCGGTTCTGTGTCGTTATAGAAGACAACCTACTTATCGAAACCGACACGCATGAGGGTAATGACTGGGACGCAGTGCTGAAATTCGTAAAGGAACAAAAACTATGATTGACATTATCATTTGCACCATTATTGTCACAATTGTATACTTAGCACTCGATCAACTTCTAACAATCTTGTGGAGAGAGGACGACTAAATGGAACACCTTTGTCAACATTGCTACAAAACTGCTACCATTAAGACAAAGGGCAGGCTAATGTGCGCTGTCTGCTGGATGCTCAGGGAGGCCAAGCGATGAAAACATGCACACGTTGCCAGACAAGCCTAGAGTACATCATCACCATTGACTACTTTGACCACTATTATTGCCAAGGTTGTAACAGAGAAGTATATTACAACTACGAAGTAGTAACTCACGAAGACAAGCTAACGGAGACATACGGAGAATGACGACAAAGATAGACATAGTGGACGAAATGAGCCTGTGGTTCACCCTTGTCAACAAAGGGCTAGACCCAAGCACTGTTAAATTCTACCAAGAACTAGCAGACATAAACGGTAAATCTTCGTCTCTCTACTACCTCATAGAGGCCATAGAGGGCTTTAAAGACTTTCTCTCTCAGGAGCCAGACATCTACGAATGGAAGGAAGAGGAATTTTATTTCCAATAAGGGAGTTGACAGATTCAGAAACCAGTGTATAATTAACAATATTGTTACACAGTTGTGAACACAATTGAGAACACAATAGAGATTAAACACTCTTAGTATCAATATTGTTCACTTAGGGAAACAGCATGAACATCGAAATAGACATAGCAGAGGAGAGCCTGGACGACATTGTCTGCACTTCTCTCAAGAAGTTTATCAGGAGTGGCTACGTCGAGGACAAGAAGCTTCTCAAGGCCATGAAGAGAGTACTGAAGTTCTACAGTGTCCACGAGGACTACGTGGATTTCATCAATGACCTGAAAGGAAACAAGATATGAAAATGAGCCAGAACCAGAAAATCCTAAAACACCTGAGCAGCGGGAGGAGTTTGTCTCCCCTGCAAGCCCTTGGCCTCTTCGGTTGCTACCGATTGGCTGGTCGAATTTATGACCTAAAGCGTGCAGGTCACCATATTGAGACCATCATCAAGAGCGACGATCAGGGCCGGACCTATGCCAGCTATGTCCTGAAACATGACGAAGCTGCGTAAAGCGTGGCATTACTGGTGCAAAGCTATCGGTCAGAAGGCGTTCCAAGATGACCTTCGGGCCGATAGAGTTGCGCTAATCAGGACAGCCTGGGTTGTCTTGCACATTGTCACCTGTGTGTTCATCATTGCCCACAACGGGCACAAAATGAATCTTTGGAGGTTTTAAACTAATGTCTAATATTAAGAAATGGATGATGGACATCGAGGAGTTCTGCGACGGATATTTTTTCGATGCCCCTATCCCGAATGATTTTACCATTGATGAGGTGTTGGAGGATGTTGGTATGTACTTCAAGAGCAATGAAGCATCAAAATATGCCAAACTTTACCTTCACAGTACGCGATGAGGTGCGCGATATGTGACGTGGTGCTGCCGGTACTGAGCAAAGACGACATCTGCAACGTGTGCAACTGGCACATCAAGGATGCCCTAGACCAAACAATACCTACCCTACAAGAGGAAAACATAGATGATTTTATCACACATAATGGCAATCTTCCTGTCGAAGGCGATCAGGATTGAGAAGCAACTGAAGGGCAAATGATATGGACCGGAACGAATGTCTAGAAACCGCGAAAGCACTGATCAACGGTGACCGCGCCGCAGACTACGGCTCTGCCTACGAGAACCACAACAGGATAGCGTCTCTCTGGTCCCGCTATGTCTCATCCAAGTCAAAGGTTCAGGTTCAGTTGACACCTATGGACGTGGCTCATATGATGATCCTGCTGAAGGTGGCCAGACTCATGCACTCAGGGACCGACGACTGCTACGTGGATATTTGTGGATATGCTGCTTTGGCGGCAGAGATGGATAAGGAGTATACTAGGTAATGGAAACCACTTCCCAAGTCAGCAAGTCGCACCAACCGTGCGAAGACTGTGGCTCCAGCGACGCGCTGGCAGAGTATGACGACGGACACACCTATTGCTTCAGTTGCAACCAGCACCGGAAAGAGATTGATAACGTGTCGAACATTGAGGACTACAAGAAGCCAGAGCCTGACACACGGTGGCAAGACCGGAAGATCGGCGGGGCCATCGCTGAGTTCTACGAGGTAAAGGTCCAAGATGATATTGTCTATTTTCCCTACTTCTCAGACGGAGTTCTGAAGGCCAGCAAGCTGCGTATGCCGGGGAAGGAACACAAGACCGAAGGCGAGTTCAGCAAGTGCGACTTGTTCGGTACGCACACCCTTACCAAAGCTGCCCCGCAACGCTCCAAGACGATCATTATCACCGAAGGCGAAGCCGACGCTCTGGCGGCGTTCCAGATGGCCAACCGTATCCCTCTGGGCTCCACCAAGGTCAGCGACAGCCCCAAGAGTACTCTGGTGCCTGTCCTGAGCATCAAGAGCGGAGCAGCCAGTGCAGAGCGTGACTTCAAGAAGAACCTGGAATTGCTCGAACGCTACGAGCGTGTCTTC